CGGTTGTAGTTTGTGCATTTGAATCGCTATTGAAATTCTTATAAGCTGAGCTATGGGCTACACCGTCTGGAATCAAAAACTTAATCTCTGAACGTTGTAACCATCTAGCGATATTATCTGTTGTAACGTCATCAACTGGAAATCCTAGGTAATATTTATCAGGTTCATCTCCATACGTGATTTTTACTGGTTCTAGCACATTTAGAACGCCTGCAAGCTCATGTTTTAATTGTTCCATAGCACGCCCATCTGTCGCCATCATTGTAAACTTGATAGTATGCTCTTTTTCACCAATCTTTACCTGTTGGATATTTACCCCCAAAAGAGGGGCGTTATCAGTTGATACGCTCCTCTTGTTCCCAATGGGACGGATAATATCAGTAATTTTAAAATATTTAGACATATCAACACCGTTGAAAGTCATGATTTTTGTCATACTAATATTCCTCTCATTCTATTATCTCTTCTATTCTGTTCAGCTTGCTCTCTAGCGAACTTGTCACTTGTTTTAGCTACTAGAGTTCCATCGTTAAGAACCATTTGCGCTGGGCGTTTTGCAGCCGTTTCTGCCACATCTAAGGCTTTCTCTAGCAATTCGCTAGACTTGTCCATAGTGACCTTGATTTTCTCAGCTATTGTCTGCTTACTACTTTGCTTAATAGTCACTTGAGCACCTAATTTTTTATTCAAACCTAGAGCTATTTCTGGTCTAGTATCAATCATCATGCTTTCTTTTAATCGCAACATTGATCTTTTAACAACGCCAGCATCTGCTTCAATACCAACAGCAATACCTTGAGGAATAAAACGTCCGATTTCATCACGCATAACACGAGATGGACTATGGATATCCAAGGCACTCTGTATTGTTGATTTGATACGAGCAGCAATACTATTTGCTGTTTCCATAACAGCACCAGCACCACTCCAAAGCCCTGCATTAAGACCAGACATCGCCATTTCACCAATGTAGGTGAAATCACTCTGCAAACTATCAAATGGTTTCTTAATTTGATTGGCTAAGTTAGTAACAGATGATACAGGTTGATTGGTACCTTTATCTATCCCCTCAGCTAACCCAGTAGTGATAAAACCTCCGTATTCGTTAAATACACGGGATGGAGAATGGATGTCCATTTCACTTGTAAAGGATTCTTTTATATCATTAGCCATGTTTTTAGAAGCTTCTCCAGCGGTAGAAGCTCCTTGTTCTATCCCTTGACTGACCCCGTTGGGGATTTCTTGCCCCAAACTAGAAAAGTCAGCAGCCGCAATTTCCTCTTGCAAACTCGATACTTGACTTTGTACAATGCCCTTGATCTTGTCTGTGATACCCAAAGCACCAGTATCCATACCAGCAGTTAAGCCATTCATAGCTGACTCACCACCTTGAGTAAAGACTTCGTTCAATGTTGCCAATTTTTCATCTGAGGCGTTGACAAGTTCTTGAACGTACAGCCCACCTTTAGGCCCCATCTGTTGCAATTTAGCCAAAATCCCCTCATTTACTCCGCGTTCGGCTAGTGTATTGAGGTTTGTTGCCCAATTATTAACCGCTTCTTGGTTTTTTTGGAGGTTGGCAATCATTTCATCGACACTAATAGCTGACTTCATTTGTATCTGATCAAACATGTTCGTTGTGGTTTCAAGCAACTCATTGTATTTAGAGCGCATATCATCAACCGCTTTTTGTTGAGCCTTAGACATACTCTCATATGATATGACTTGTCGATTAGATCCATTTTCAGCAGCTGTTGCCATTGCTTCAGATGCTGCCTGTTGAACTTGAGATGTTTTTTCGTACTCAGTTTGCAATTCTGTTTGAATATTTTTAAGCTCTGTTTCCTTGTCATTGAGTTCTTGAAGTTTTTCCTTTCTAGCGCTATCACTAACATTGGACTCTTCATTCCATTTTTTGCGTTGTTCAGCAATCTGTTTTAGTTGTTCACCTACCTCAGCACGTTTCTTCTCGATATCAAGTAGATTCTTTTGGGATGCCTCCCATGTTGATTCTGCCTCCATCGCTGAGATACGAGCTTTGATTTGGTCGCTGTTATGAGACAAAGAATCGGTATTTTTGTCATAAACTAGATTCAAGCCACTAACAGATGCGTTTAAAGCATCAATCTTTTTCTTGAGATTTCCCTTATCTGCTGCAGTTTTATTGGTTTTTTGTGAGAGTTGGACAATTTCGTCAGCCAATTTTTGGTAAGATTCTGTATTACCTTTTACAGACTCAAGATTTTTTTGACGTTCTTGTGCACTTTGTTTAACAGAATCTGTTAATTGATCCGTACTCTTGACTAACTCCTCTTGTTCCGATTTAAGGCGTTTTGTTTCTTCACTTTCAGCAGTCAGCCATTGCCACAACCCTACCAATGCCCCAACAGCAAGACCTAAACCAGTAACAACCCAACCAATCGGACCAGTTAAGGCTGTCAATGCTGCTTTAAATGCTGTTGTTGCAGCAGTCGCAGCAATAGTTGCAGCAGTTTGCAAACTGATAGCGCCAGTTAAAACCCCATAAAGCAAATTAGACGCTGTTAAAGCTCCGTTATTGGCCAGATTTGCGACCATTTGAGCTTTTGTTACCGAACCACAAGTAGCCTGCGCGGCGGTCATTAGATTGATGATTTGAACCGCTCCTGTCGCTGTTGTTTTGAATGTTTGCCAGGCATTGATTAAGTTTTTGGTTGTAGTTATGGCCTCGTTAGCAACACGCATAGTTACCAAAGCAGCAACTAAACCGATAATAGCCGGTGTCAAAAATGAGATTACAGAAACTCCAGTACCCAAAATACTAAACAAAGTTTGAAAAACAGGTGTGCTAGCTTTAATTACGTTGACAATAACACCAAAAGCAGCATTGATGATTACTTTCAATGCGTCAAAGTTTTCAGCAATCGTCTTTCCTGTTGCTGCCTTTGTTAAATCGTCAAGAGCCTTGATAGTATTCGCTACACCTTTAACAACCGCATTTTTTAAGTTCCCAAAAGATGTCTGAATCCCTTTACTATTAGATTTAGCAAGTTCAGCAAAGCCTCCCACGCCACCGTTTAGCTCAACTAATTTCTTTGAAAATTGGTCAAAGGTGATTCGTCCATCTTTTAGAGCAGTATAGAAATCATTTTGGGCTGATTGCCCTGCAAAACCGAATGACTCAGCTGTCTTTTGCAAAGCATAGGGCATGGTTTCCTGCAACGTTTTCCAACTTTGCATGTCAACCTTACCAGCTGATAACATCTGACTGAACTGTTGTAAACCACGGCTTGCATCAGTACTAGACGACCCAGAGGCAAGAAAGGCATTATTAAGAGCAAGTGTTAAATCTGTTGATTTGTTTATATCTCCAGTAATCGAGGTAAGGCGTTGAGCTGTACCAACTACTTCGTTCAAAGTCGTAGGCAAACCCTCAATCCCATTAGCAAGTTTCTTAGTTGAGCGCGTGACATCTTCTGTACTATGCCCCATCGCTTGCATCACTCTTGGATAACTTTCTAACGTGTCAAAACGCTGAATAGCGCCTCCTAAAGCCTCTCCCAAAAGTTCAGCGCCTTTAGCGGCAAGTTGGAAAACTGCACTACCAACCGCAAATTTCTTTAGGGAGCTACTCCCTCTATCACCTTTCTGTGCCGTTTTATCTAACTCATCGTTTAGAACCTTGACTTTATTGCCATCAACGTCTACAACGATGGTAACTTTTCCATCAGCCATTATCTTCTCCCTCCTTTCCTAAACTATATTTAGCTTGTAATTTTCGCATTTTATTCTTATCCCCACCATGTTCTGGTTTCCATGCTCGGATTTCTATAATCTGTTGCATGATTGTGTTATCTGGCAAAGCGTTTAAAAGTGCTTTAAATTCTGTCCATGTCAACTTATTTTGAGACTTTAAAAGATTGATACCGTAGGCTTGCAAAAAACTAGCGTAAATGTATTCCGCATCTTGTTCAAAATCAATCAATTTTTCGTGTTCTTCTTCATCTTTTGCTGTTGGCATTGGATTGCCTAACAAATCATACTGAACGGTTTCTTTTTCAATTTCTAAAAAATGCTCTTTTATGTAAATCCAACAATCCACAACCTCTTTAATGTCGTATAATTCTTGGCCAGTTAGCAAATGGACAATCAACTGAGCTTGTTCTAGATGCGTCATTTCCTCCTCTTTCAAGATTTCAAAGACATCCAGAACCTTATTAAAAGACAGGTCTATGTCATACTCCTTATCAGCAATAGAAAAATTTGTGATTAAAGCATCATTTAATTTCATAGACATAATTTTTTACCTAGCTATTTCTTTTTATTCTTTTTGTGTTTCTTGTTGTTCTTATTTTGAGGAGCTTTCCCTTTGTTTAAATAGTGACTAGCACGCTCTTTCACCACCGTTTTGTGTTGCTCAGCAACTTCTTCCAACTTGTCATGCAACATGATTGCAGTCTGTTCTAGAGCGTTATTTAGGGCGTTATAATCTGGATATACAGAATATAACTTGTCAAATGTACCGTCGCCAAAAATAAGATCATATTGAATTTCAAGCTGTTTCTTCTCTAGTTCAATAGCCCCAGCAATTACTTCTTTAGTTACTCCATCACGCTCAATTTTGTTATCGATATTTGCAGATACCACATCTAATTCATATTGGACAAGGCGACGTTTTAGTTCTTCTTCCATGTCATAAAAGCGCATTAAGCTCTCTTGACTTGTATCAAACCATAGCTCTACTTCTCCGATTTTTACTGGAAATCCTGTACGTTTTAGTTCAATCTGAATATCTGTCATGTTTCTACTCCTTTATCTTGTAAAAAAGGGCAAGGCTCAATGCCCGCCCTTATCAAAAGTTATTACCCAATACCTGTTTCTTTTGGCGTTGAGTTAAACGAAAGTTTGCATCCAAATGCTTCAAAGTCAGAAGCAGCGCCAGAACCTGCTTTAATTTCTGTTGCAGTTGCAGCTCCCACCCATTGTTTTTTCTTGTCAGAAGATACAACTTTGTGCCATAGCTTACGGTCATCTCCTGTCTTGTACTTCATCCCAGCAATAAGAGCCTGTGCCTTATCGTCTGGATCGTAAGTACCCTCAAAGGTATAAGCACCTTTTACGCTGACTACGGTTGTTTCTTCAACTCCATCACCATCGTAGTATGCTTGGTCATCTGTTTTCTCATCTGTATCATCTGATACGTCTGAGATCCATTTAGCAAGTTCCAACCATGCATCTTCTGTTGATGGTTCAGTTCCTCCGTTGTACGGAGCTACAAAATGGCCACGTAGGGCGTTTTTTTGTCTTGTCATTGTTTATTCCTCTCTATTACGATTTTCGCCACAATTTCAATTGTGTAATAATAATAGCCTTGCTCATCCTTGCCTTTCATGGCAGGCCTGCTGACTTCCATTCCCATATATTCATAAGAATTATTGTCACTTGGCAAAACTAAGTCTATCTTTGATAGTTCTGATGTGACTAACCAGATAGTGTCATTGGCTACTGTGTTCTTTTTTGCCTTTACAGCAATTTCAAACGGCAAAGAAACTTCTTGTGTACCATCCATATACTCTCTGTCCACTTTTCCGCCTGGTATCTGATTGATAACCAGGTCATCTTTGTCATCCTCAAAATAATCAAAGCGTGGTTGAATTGGTAAATTTAAAGTCTTGATATGCTTTAAAAGTACATTTTGAAAGTCATTCTCTCGCATCAAAGCCCCATCCCTTTCACAAATTCTCTAGCCCATTCTTCGGCATGATTGCGAGTAGCAACTTGATCCCATCGTTTTCCTGTCCCTGGAGTGGTATATCTCCTAAAGGTGACAATACCATTTGAACCGTAAAATTGTGCCCTAGCATAAACTGTGCCATAAACAACAGCATCACCCTGTCCAACGATTCGGCCAGAAGCTCTTAAATTTCCTCCTCGTAAGGGGATATATTGCTCATTATCTAGCAAGATTTTGCTAGCGACTGCAATCTTTCCTCTTGTCATGGATTCGCTCGAAAATTTCTGTTTGGCTCTTTGCAAGTCAACTTTAATGGCGATACTCATTAGATCACCTCAATTTCTTGACTGAATATCTTACCATCATAATAGTTAGTTTGATATCCATTAATTGTGTAATCTCTTATCCCATCGTTTACTTTTGCACCCATCCAATTATCATCGGCTGTCACAAAAGAAAGGGATGGATAGAGGTATATAACCCCTTGTTTTTGCCTTGATTTTGAATTCCCTGTACCAGATTTTGAGTTACGATTACCAGATGCCCCCACTGATCTATCAAAACGTACATTTTTAATAATCAATGGCTCCGAATACACTTCATCTCCATAATCGTTTTTATCAGTTACTTTCTTTATGGTTATGACATCCTTTAACAAACGCTTGTCAATCCCTTTTAATAGTCGCTTATCGATCATATACAACTCCAACAACTAGGCTAAATCCAGCTTGTTTCAGGGCATTTTCAGCATCCATAGACAAATTAAATTGCTGACCTGCTGATGTGCTTTGTGAGGTGCTATAAGAGATTGATGTACGGCCAATAGAGACGCTATTGGCTAGTTGTTTATCATCTGCTGACATAATGCCAGAGGCATCGAGATAGGCGATTTGGAATGCCATAGCAAGCTTTACAGCAGATTTGCGATAGGCAATTTCTTTTTCAAAATCAATGTCTTTCTGATAAATACCGTTAGTGTATAGATCAATCGCTATCTTTGCCCGTTTTGCCAATTTTTCAAAGTATGTAACTTCATCAAAACCTAGCTCATCGAACTCCCTTTGTGTCAAATAAGTCATGCGTAACCTCCCTTAAAAACAAAGGGTGTTGCCACCCCTTATTTATTCAGCTTGCTCAAATTGTGTGGACACATCTTCTACAAGCTCTAAAACTGCATCGACATCTGGAAATGTTTGCTTGAGGTCTTTATTGACTTGATCGGCATAATTCGGTTCAAGCTCAACAAATTCTCCATCTGTCACATAAATACCAGGTGTCTTTAAAATTAGGTTCTTAATTGCTTTATACTTAGCCATTATTCTTTACCTTTATCCTTAGTTTCCTTTGGTGTTTCAAGCTCGCCACCATCTTCCACCAATTCCTCAAAGCCATCTGCCATAAGTTGTACCTCAAGCTCACTACCCTCTTGCACGGTATAAACTTGATTTTCTTTGATGTATTTCTTCATCTGCTACCTCCTATGCTGATTTATGTGAAACGTAAACCCCATCTTCTTGAGATTTCAAGACAAACAAATCATGATACAAACGGTTTTGGTATAGGTAACCATCACCCTCTGTGTGTTGCCCAGGAGCAAAGAGATAGATAGAGTTAAATTTAGCTTTGGCAATGATAGCTGTCTTAGCCACGATCAAGAAATTGATATCTTTACCGCCGCCAGCTTTCACAAATCCAGTTGTGAAATCAAATTGAGTTTTGAAACGTGCATCATCCCAAACCTCGATAAGTTGCACTCCATCTAGCGATGTTACACGTGTGTCAATTCCTTGAGGTGATGTAGTAGCGATTGCGCGTGTAAAGTCTTTAGCACGCTCTAGGGCATCCATTACCTCGCTAGATACATACATGACAAGGTTTGATGCTCCATATTTACGCATTGGCAAAATAGCAGCTTTCAAAATTCCATAGACATTCTCTGGCGTAATGCTATCCTCTTGCTTGAAATGATGACCATTGATTGCAGCTGTTGCAATTTTAGAAAAGCGGTAAGCATCAACTTCTGGTGTTGCATGTTCTGAAATGAACGTATTTGAGATGTTAGCGGCTGAAAGCTCTTGGTTGGTTTCGTCAACATCTGCTGTATCAACGAAAAACTCAACGTCTCGGTCAAATCCAAGAGTATAAACGTTTTTATCGTTTGATACTGTACCTGAGTTGTAACCCTTAGAGCGTGTATGTGCCTTATATCCTGTTACAGAGATTGTTGGCAATTCAAATGATTTTGCACCGAGCCAATTTACTTTTGGCGTTTCAAGAATGGCAGTCAATGAGCCTTGCATAAGGCGTTTTTCAAACTGCCCCTCATGTTTTGTGATGTAATTGATTGACATCTACTATTCCTCCTTTTTATTCTGTTAGCCCTAATGCCTGTGCAAAGGCATCTGGTGCTGGGTCTGTCGCTGTTGGATTTCCAAACGCAACGATATTTGGGTTAGGCTTGCCATCTTCTTCTGCTTTAAAAAGATATGGGTCACTTTCCTTTAGACCATTGAGGATGTCATCTAGTTTAGGTTTGCCACTGTCATCTAGTTCAATGGCATCAACATCAATAAACTTCATCAAGGTTGATGGATTGTGTGCTGTGGTATCTTTCAAAGCAAGGTTGATAGCATTCACCTTATTTGTTTTTGCCAGTTCATCAGCAGCCTCTTGTTTATACTTGTCATAATCCGCTTGTAATTTATCAATCGCCTCTTTTTGTTCAGCGCTGATACTTTCAAGCGATTTCAAGTGTTCAACTTGCTCCTCTGCTTTTTCTAACTGGCCTTTCAAACTATCTCGCTCTTTGGTGATAGTTTCCAAGGCTGATTTGTCCTCGTTGAGCTCTTTTCCTCGCAAGGCAAAGACTGATTTAGCCTGTTCCTCTGTCAATCCAAGTTTGAGTAGTTCCTCTGTTGTAAATGCCATTTGTACCTCCTTAGTTCTTTTTAGGTGGACAACTCCCACCGAAAAGCAAAATATTATTTACTACTTAAGTTTACTTTGGATGGAATGGGATTTTTTACGGTTTTAGGCACAAAAAAAGGCAACAAAAAACACCTAGATTTTTTCTAGGTGTTTCACACATTAGTATTGTGGATTGGTTCGTAATTTGCCAATCATATCGGATAGAAAAATACCAAATTTATTTTCGTAACCTATTTCTTGATTAAGATCATCTAATTCCTCATCAAAAAGATCGATTTCACTGTTAGAGTATTCTTTATCATACTCCCATTTTGTCAAGTGCTTTTTAATTTGTCCAAACTCTACACTCGAAAATACATCACTTAGTTTCATTTTTGTAAACTCCATATTTTTTCCTGATATTTCTACGTGTTGGATTAGTTGAAATAACGTTTCCAGTATCAGGATTAACAACTACTGTTGAGACAGCTCCCCTATACTGTTTAGATGGATGACCATCACTGTCATATTTAATTGCCGTTATCTCTAATGGATTAATCATAGCATCTGTTAAGCTCTCAACTGTTCCACCACGCTGTATAGCTCTTTCAGCAACATGCATGGATATACCATTGACACTTAGGTTATCCACTGTTTTCACTCCAATTATACCATCTTTTAACTCCCTACGCTTAACTAAAATAGCTTTTTCTGCCTCTAACTTGGTTTTAATTTTATTGTATGATGATGGTGTTGAGAATAATCTTTCTCTAGTATAATCACGCCCCAGAAAATCATGCTGATCTACTAGATTTTTGATTTTACCTTGCAAATTCCGTAGTTTCAAACGCTCCATGGTGATAAGGTCATCATCTCCAAGTTGGTTAGCAATGTGTAGGCGCTCTTTTTGATTTCTGATTGCACGTTCAAGTGCTCTTTGTTTAGCCTCGATGCGTGCATTTTCTTCCGCTTGCTCTGGCGTTAGGTCTTTCATATAGTTTGGCAAGTCTGGTATTTCATTTACTCCTACGATAAAAGGCGTGAGATAATGACCGCAATGGACACCTAGACATCCTCCAGCAGTACCAAAACCATAATCTAGCAAACTATGAATAGTAAGGCCGTTTATTGTTCTGCCTTGACCTTTAGTGACAATCTTACCTTGCAATGGAGCACATGCGGCTCTAGCAGACGACTTGATAGAGTAGTAAAAAGTATCTATCCCTAATTCCTCTGCAGGTCTCGTACGCATATCATTGTAAACCCTGTAAGTTGTCGTTTTAATGATTGCTCTGGCATAGCTATCTGCTCGCCATTCTCTCCCTGCGCTGTCAGTAAATCCAGTAAAACCCTTTTTTTGCCAGCTCATGATAGTATCATTTAACGCCCTATCACTTGTTTTAGTCCCTGATACCACTTGTGCTACTGTCTGCTCTACAACCGATTTGAAAACAGCCTGTATGCTTGCTGGTAATGTTGAATTGATAAGATTAAGGTCACTTATAGCTTGTTGAGTATAGGACTCAAGAGCATCGATTACACCATTTCTAACTTTGCCACTAGATTCCCTTTTCAAATCTTCCTCTAGTTGCTCCTTTGTGTCCTTATAGACCTTTAATCCCTCGTTAGCAATGACTTCTCTCAAAAGACTTTCAGCAATTCCTGTACGTTCAACAATAATCTTTAAGTTCTCCTCATTCAGCATGTACATATCGTTGAGCTTTTCTAGTTGCCATATATACGGATTTTTTGCAAGGTCAGTATTGCCACGCTCTTTTAGTCGTTTTATCATACTATCAAACAACTCAATTTGCATTTTAGAGTAAATATCACTCACGCCCTGCATGTGCAAAGAAAATCGCTGATCATTTAGAGTTGGCATTTTGCGTTTATCAGTCATTTTCAACTCCTTATGTGTCGTTTATTGTAATTTATAGCAGTTTATAGCTCTCCCTCTTCTGCTTTTCCGTACAAAGCAAGCTCTGCATCGCTCTCTGGTGGTAACTCCCCATTGATTTCAGCAAGTTCTTTCTCTGCCTCTTCATCTGTGATGTTGAGTACTTTAGCAATACCTCTTTTCTTTGTTGCAAAGCCAGCTGCTACCATCTTCATCCAGTAATCAAGCTCTGCATGTCGATCAGTAAATACACCATCATCCAAATTAATTGAAATATCATCAAGTTCAGGGATTTCTCCACTGTAAATACCCACTGCTTTGCCTAACTCACACATAGAAACACAAAGCTCTTTGATAGCTTGCTCAACAAGTGCAACAATGCTATTTCGCATTTGATAGGTGTCTGAGTTCTCACTGACAATCTCTGTTGCTGTCTTGACCCCTTGCCCATCAAATGTAAACATGCCACTAGATACACCTATTTGCATCTCAAATAGTTTAAGCCCCTCTGAAATAGCTGAAATATAATCAGATGAGCGGATAGGAGTGGTAAGATCAATAATACTCCCACTATCCATATTGCCTGCTCCTACTTGCATGTAAACATTTTGGTCAGTATCAAAGCGACGTTTAAAAGCAAAGTTCCCTTGAGTATCTTGTACTTGTAATTGTGTCAACTGCTCAGGCACAATCACGCGCCTTTGCCCCATCTTAATTTCCCACATAAATTCATCGTACGTACGATTGATAAAATCAATAGTGGTCTTGGCGTTGTCAAAGATTGATAATCCAAGAGGGCTGTTGAGGTCTTTATTATTCATTCCTGGTGTCTTGAGATAAACAAACAATGGACGTGACAATCCTTGTATTGTTGTTACTGGTTGCAAGTCAGGATATAACTCACTCAAATTTACACGATCACCCAGCGTACTATCTGATGTTGATTTGTATAGCTCATTAGTAATGCGGTATAGGTTCTTATCCTTTGTACTCCCTACCTCTTGGCCATCTTGAGTTACCCACTCATGAAACTCAACCAATGTATAATATACATTCTTTTTGCTCTCTGACTTAATTGTCTTTGTGAGGATTGCCGCACTTGATACATCCTGTGTATTGCTTTGTAATGGCAAAAATACTGGTGCTTGAATAAATGCCACTCTAACCTTATCTCCATCAATATAAGGTCTCATAGCAAGCCCACCAAGTGCTAATGCACTCTCTAAATACCTCTCAAAGTTTTTGTTAAAGCGATCATTGCCTAGCATATTATCAAGAAAATTATTTAGTGTCTCATCCTCTGCTGTAATTTCCGCTTGCTCGTTGTAAACAAGGCTGGCAATCTTTTTAGCTGCAGTGCGTGCAATCGGTAAGTGTTGCATCTTTCTACGCTTTCTGTCGCCATCGGTGTTGATGTACTCCACATCATCAAATTTAGATTGATAGTAAGCTAGATTGAGTTGTATCCTGTCAAATTCGGATTGTGTTACAGCTACCTTTGGGTGCTCCAAGATACTGTTTAGGTTTGATGTTTCCATATTATACCTCCCACGGTTGAAAAAGTCTTTTACTTTTTGAATTAAGTTCATTGTTGCCCTCCTTATGAATTACCAACACGCAAACCAAGTATCTTAGAATTGTCTAATATAAAATACTGGGCAACATCGCATGTATGGTCATCATCTTTGATGACGCTAGGATTGTCAGATTTGATAGTTTTTTCATCCCAGCGGTACATCTTGTGTTCTTCAATAAATATCTTGTTATTCTCTGTATTGAGATAGTAAAAGCGACCTTGAGCAAGCAAAGATTGAAAACTGTCAATCATAGTCACTTTTCTAAGCTTAGCAACTGGATGCCATTTCAATCCAAAGTCAAGAAACATCTGGTTTCTCAAAGCTCCCTCGGCGCTATCTATCGTGTACTGTAAGGCTTGTACTCTGTACTTCTCAATGACTGAGCGTATATAAGTATATATCTCTTTTGATAGCTGACTAGGTGCTTTCTTGACCACTTGTCCAGCTGGTGAATAATACCAGGTATCTAATAAGATAACCTTACCTTTAGCTGTTATCCCAAAAGCACAACAAGCGGTTGCTGACTGTTGATGTCCGCCATCTAGCGCAAATGATATACCTATAAACCTATCATCACTAGGCAAAGCATCAATAGCATGAAACATACTCATGTTATACACGTTGTTACCTAGTCCCACTGCCTCACCTAGATATAAGTATCTGTAATAATCGTAGTCATTCTCTTTGATACGCTCTATATCTTCTAGCATCTGCTCTGTAACAAAACCTAATTCATCATCAAGATAGGTGCTTGAGTGAGCTAAATAGTTCTTATTCGTTTTGATGCTCTCAAACCATTCATTGATCCAACTATATGGATTTCTAGGTGGGTTGTAACTCCAAAAGAATTGTACAAACTTGGCGCGTGGGTGTTTCTGCCTCATGAACGTCACGTTTGATTGGTCAAAGTCCTCTTGGTCATTAAATTCAGCAGCTTCTTCATACCAAACCGCTATGATATTTCCAATGTCGTTTGATTTGAGTTTTTGAAAGTCATCTTGTCCGTAAAAGTAAAATGTTGAGCCGGTCGTTTTGTGTACGATTTTAAACGGGCTAACTGTTTTTGTGAACTGCTCAGCTATACCAAAAAGGTTCAATGCCCACCAAACTTTATTGAAAACACTGTCTCTAATTGTATTGGCCACCTTACGGATAACAACGATATTGGCCGCCTCTCCAGCGATGATATACCTTATCATCATATACGCTAGTTTAAGTACAATAACCGATGATTTAAAAGAGTTACGCCCACCTTTCAAAACATTGTAAGGCAAATTAGATACCCAGACCGATTTAAAATGAGGGTTGATGTTTTCCTGTACTCTAAAGGTCATCTATTGCCCCCTTTACTTCATCCAGCCAATCATCGACAATCTGGATTGTTTCACCAGAACCCTTTTCAGCCTCTTCACGCTCTTTATTATCGTGCTTGAGCGCTCTTATACGCTCTTTCTGCTCTTGTATGTCGTATTTATCTTTTGTATTGGTCAGCTTGATTATGTTCTCAGTCGCTTTCTGATTACCTTTTACAGCTTGCTGAAAGGTTGCAAAGGCCAGTAACGCCTCATTGTTGCCAGCCATACCCATCTCCTCAAGTTGTTTCTTGATTTTACTATCCGTCACATCCAAAGACAAAAGGGTTTCAAATGCTTTTTTTAGATCAGCTTTTTTTCTTCTTGCTATGCCAGATGCTTTACCTCCTTTTCTTTGGAGTTCTTTCTGTTCCTCCAAACTTCGTTTGTTCATAGGAGTTAAATTTTTAGTTCCATCTCTAGGCAATTTCCACCCTCCTTTCAAAAAAAGCTTACATATCTTGATTATAGATACATAAGCTTTGGTTTTTTTACGGTTCTTTATCTAAAATTGCATTTTCAAGTAATTCTGTGTAAGTCGAACGAAAATAGTCATTAAACCACGCGTTAAGTAATACATAGGCTTGAGTTGGGCTATAAAATAGTATCTTTTGGCAAGCGCCAATAACATTCATATTCTCGTAGACATAAACCTCTTTTATTGCCTGCAAATATTTAGGATCAGACCCATCTATAAAATCTTCAGTTGATTTTTTTAAATTGCTTAAAAACTTAGCTTCAAGCCTATCATTTTTGATATGAGAAACTATAATCTTTTGCTCCAAAATGGTTCTCTTTGGATTTTTCTTATCCCTCAAAAAATACCACTTTAGCCAATTGATTTCCCTGCGATGGATAACTGACAAGCGCTCTATTTTTTTCTTCGTCATCCATTACCTCCAAATCTCACTAAATAAATAGACTAGCTATCCAAATCAATAATGCGCATGTAATAATTTTTGATATACTGCTTTTTACAGCATATGAATAATCCTCTTCGGATTCTTTTTTACTAGATAGCGCAGGGAAGATGAAAGATAGTAGTGCATCCATCCCTAACGCTTGCCAGACTGTAATTTTACCAACTGGAACAATTGTTGTGATAATCTCATTCCATCCATACTGAACTACAAATGGCGATATAACGATTACAAATACCGCCCCAATGATAATACCTGTTTTTTTAGATTTCATTTGTCTACCTCAAATTCCTCAATTAACCACTCCAAATTTTTTTGAAAAAAACATACGTTTTTCTGTTTTTATCCACGCTCTAAATTTTGGTATCATAACATCACCTCATCCCCTACTCTTATCTTCTCAAACTGTTCTTTAGTAACTACGAACACCCCGTAATCCCTGATAGTCACTGTACACAACTTCCCATGTCGTCCTTTCTCAACGACCTTACCGAATA